GTTTTTTTATATCCGGAGATTCCCATGTCTGTATTGACACAAGGCACTCAGCTCTTCGTGCTGGCTAAAGGCGCGGTGAGCGAAATTGAATGTATCACCAGTTTTACCCCCGGCAGTAACCCAGCCGACCAGATTGAAGATACCTGTCTTTCAGAAAAGTTTGACCGCACCTACAAACGCGGCTTACGCACTCCCGGCCAGGCAACAGCAACACTGAACGCTGATCCTAAAAACGCCAGTCATATCATGCTTTATAACCTGTCGATTTCTGACGATGAAGAAGATCAGGCACTGACTTTCGCTATTGGTTGGTCTGACGGTGAATCAGTACCCACAGCAGCCGCCTCTGGCGCAACGGGGGCGGTTGACGGTCTGGCGCTGCCGGATGACCGAACTTGGTTCGTATTTAAGGGGTACGTAGCCGATTTCCCTTTCGACTTCGCAGCTAACACCGTTGTTTCCACTTCAGCCTCCATCCAGCGTTCCGGCTCTGCCGTCTGGATCCCAAAAGCTCAGGCTGGCAGTTAATGGGCGGGGCTACGGCCCCGTACCGTTTAATTATTTTCAGGAGCAGCAATGAAACTCACCCTTGATTCACTGAAACAGGCTGGCGCGTTCACTGGCCGCCCGGTAGAAAAAGAAATCCACTGGAAGCAGGGCGAAAAGGAGCTTACTGCGACCGTCTATATTCGACCGCTTGGCTATTACACCGCCATGACTGATGTAATGGCAGCGAATGGGCGAGTTGATGGCGTTGCCGGACGTATCGCCGCTTCCATCTGCGACGAAGAAGGAAAGCCGGTATTTACCCCTGCCGACATTACAGGTGAAGCCGATCCGGAGCGCGGCGCACTGGACGGCCAGCTCACTATCGCGCTGCTGCTGGCAATCCAGGAGGTTAATGACCTGGGAAAGACGAGCTCACCGGCGAAGACGAAATCTGGTGCGAGCTCGTCCTCAACGGCATCGGCGGCAGGACCATCGCCGAAGCGCAAGAAGCGCTCAGCTTCCGCGAGTTCCAGCTCTGGGTCAAATACCGTAACCAGTATGGAAGCCTGAACCCGATGATGCGTACAGAGTGGGGCGCCTCGCTGGTGGCGTCGGTGCTGGCGAACGTCAACCGGGGCAAAGATGACCCGGCCTTCAGGCTCAGCGATTTCGCACCCCACATTCATGAGAAACCAGTTTCCCTGGAAGAAGCCATGAAGTCTTGGAGCTAAGCAATTTAATATTTGTGATACATTTAGATCTTCATAGATGGAGATCTCGCAATGAAAAATTTTGGTTGGCTTCTTTCGTTAATTGGTGTGTTACTTGGTATATATGCCCTATTAATGGATGTGACTGTCCCTGCTGGAGATGGCACAAATGTTGTTAACTTTGGGCTGCTTTCTCTAAGGCAGAATCTTGTAATAATCGCAGGTTTTTTGTTTTTAGGTGGCCTGATAGTTTCTGCATTAAGAAGGAAGAGGCCTGTGCCTGTAGTAGATTTCACAGAGCTAGATCGCATCGATTCAGAATATTTTGTTATCCATGCCGATAGTGGTGATCGTCTTGATATTTTAGCCATTGATAGGGTAACACTCATGCTTTTAGGGAAATATAGCAAGAGTAGTGTTTCAGATATCATGCTGATGAGTAGACCTCTTATTGACAAATGGTCAAGTTCTTTGCCTGTTGAACTGCAAAAGGATTTTAGGAGACAGTTAGAGGATAGGCTAAAACAAAATAGCTAAATGAGCCCCGCTTAGCGGGGTTTTTTCTGGAGAAAAAATGGCTAGTAAATCTCTTGGCACCCTCACGATAGATCTAATAGCCAAGGTGGGCGGCTTTGTTGCAGGAATGGAGAAGGCCGAGCGCTCGTCAGGGAAATGGCGCAAACAAATAGAGGGCGACGCTAAAGCTGTCGGTTCTGCTATTTCGTCAGTAGGTGTCGCTGCGGCAGGTGCGGCGGTAGCGGCAAGCGCTGCTGGCATTGCTTTGCTAAAATCCACTTCTGATCAAATCACTGAAACAGATCGCTGGGCAAAATCTCTGCGCGTATCGACTCAAGAGCTTCTTGCGTGGCAGTTTGCTGCAGAAAAAGCCGGGGTATCTGGCGACCAGATGGCGGATATTTTCAAAGATATTGGCGATAAAATTGGTGATGCTGTACTTAATAAATCAGGTGAGGCTGTTGATGCACTAAATGCATTAGGTTTATCAGCAGATAAGTTATCCAAAACCACCCCAGATAAACAGCTTTTGGCTATTGGTGAGGCTTTAAATAAAGTCTCAACTAACGCCGGGAAGATAAATATTCTTGAAAGTCTTGGTAATGACTTATCAAAACTACTCCCGCTTTTTGATAATAATAATGAAAAATTAAAGTCATTCATTCAGCAAGCTAAAGATTATGGCGTTGCTCCTGACGCCAAGTCTATTAATGACTTATTGAAAGTTAACGAGCTTTTTCAAGATATAGATGCTCAAGTTAAAGGGCTAAAAATTGAAATCGCTAGTGGACTCGCAAAAGTAGACTTGTCTCAATTAAATAAGTCTCTCAGTGATGTAAAAAACATCTTAACCGATCCTTCTGTTTTGCAAGGGCTGGCTTCTCTTGTGAGCCAGATAGCTGGGCTGGCGGGATGGATGGCAAAGGCGGCATCTGAGGCTGGTAAGCTTGCAGTAGCGTCGGGAAATAGAATGGCCGCTTTAGGCGGCAATGTCGATATGTCAAATATCGAACAGATAAATGAACGTATTGAATATCTTCAGAGAAACCTTTCGGGGCGGAACGGATTCTATTCCCAGGACGAGTCGTTCTTTGGGTGGCTAACAGGTGGGGATGACAGCGTAAAAACCTTGAGCGAAGAGCTAAAGGGATTAATAGAACAGCGTGAAAAGCTGTCGAAACAAAAAAAGGCTGTGAATCTGCCACCCACGACTCAAGCCACCACAGCGCCAAAGGGTTCATTCGCGCTTGGAGTTAATGAGGTAAACGGCAAGCCAACGGTTGATGCCGGAGCTAAAAAGCTTGAGGGCGCTTTCAAGGCTACAGAGCAAAGTTACCTTCGCCAGATTGCGCTGATCGACACCACCGGCAAAAAAAGTGTTGAGGTGTCTGAACTGCAGAAGCTCCAGTTCGATATTGCTGATGGCAAGCTGGAAGGGCTTAACGAGACGCAGAGAAAACGGCTTGTACAACTCGCCACAGAGGTTGACCGCCTTAACGCTGTTAAGAAGGCGAACGAGGATAATCTCAAGGTAGCAGAGTTTGTCGCCACACTTCAGGCACAGAACGCTAATGCCGCTGCTTCTCTGAATGCAGATATTGCTGGTGCCGGTATGGGGGACAAAGCGCGTGATCGCCTGCGCGAAAGGTTGGATATTGAGCGTGACTTTCTCAACCAGCAAAGTGATCTCCAGAAGCGCCGCCAGAGCAATGAAATCAGCCAGGATTTTTACGATAAGGGAACCGCAGCGCTCAACGATGCACTACAGCAACGCCTGGCTATTCAGGAGGACCATTATAAGAAGCTTGATGCGCTTCAGGGCGACTGGCTCGCCGGCGCATCAAACGGCCTGGCGAACTGGGTGGACAGCGCATCCGATTATTACAGCCAGGCTTCCGGGCTGGTTGAATCTTCACTTAGTGGCTTTGTCGATAACCTTTCTGATGCGCTGGCAGGCAACAAAGTCGACTGGGAAGACTGGTCGATGAGCGTGCTTCAGTCGCTGCAAAAAGTTCTGCTGAACGCCATGCTGGTAGACAGCATTAAATCGCTTTCGGGTTCCGACTTTATGGGCATGTTCAGCTTTGGCACCGGTGCCGGCGCTGGCGCTTCTGGCGGCTACACTCCTTCTGGCGCGTACAGCTCTGCTGCGGCGGGTGTGCAGCTTAACGCCAAAGGCGGCGTTTACGACTCAGCCGATCTCAGCGGCTTCAGCAACAGCATTGTCAGCAGCCCCACCATGTTCGCGTTCGCCAAAGGCGCTGGCCTCATGGGTGAGGCGGGGCCGGAGGCGATTATGCCGCTTAAGCGGGGATCTGATGGCTCGCTCGGTGTTCGCGTGGCTGGACTGGATAAGATTGCCGGAGGAGGCCAGACCGGCGGCAGCCCGCCCATTACCCAGCACATCACTGTGTCAGGCAACGGCGACGCTGCACTAATTCAGGCTATGCGGGATGCGGCACGGCAGGGGGCGCAGGAAGGCCGGAAGCTTGCGCGGCAGGACTTACTTCAGGACTTTGCCACGCGCGGGCAGGCCCGAAAAATACTGAACGTTTAATTCAGGAGAAGCTCATGGCCGATGTGTACGACTGGCCTGATGATATCTGCCCCTCGTCCCTGACCTGGCGGCTGGAAAGCAGTACCCGCACCTTTCGCTCTCCCTTCAATGGCACGTCCCAGACCGTCCGCACACCCGGCTCCCGCTGGGTATGTTCGCTGACGTTCAGCAACCAGAGCGACGCACAGGCCCGGCGCATTGAAGCGCTGCTGGCGACGCTCGATGGTGAGTACGGGCGCGTCAGGTTGCGCGACGGGGGCAGGGAAGGGCGTACTCCTGCGGGCGCGCCGGTGGTGTCTGACCCAAACCAGTCCGGCGTGCTGCTCTTCACCCGCGGCTGGGTGGCATCCAGACTGGTGCTGCGTGCCGGGGATTACATCACGGTGAATGACGAACTGAAAATGGTGACAGCAGATATCACCAGCGCCGCCGACGGCACCGCCACCATTCAGATTGCGCCGATGCTGCGCACCGCACCGCCAGCGAACGCTGTGATAGAGGTGGCTGCGCCGTACGGCATCTTCAAGCTGAAGGACAACAGCCAGGGCAATGCCTCCCGCGTGCCGGGCGTCTTTACCAGTTTTGCTATCGAGTTCGAGGAGGCGTTCTGATGCTGTATTCCCCCTTTTCAGATTCGATGGTGGATTACCTCTCCCGCGACCGCGTGACGGCAGTGATCGCCGCGCAGGTCCAGTTTGAGTCAGGTACCGCTTACGTGCATTCCGGTACCGGCACGCTGGTACTCGGCGGTTACGTCTATTACGGCGTCGGCGCACTGGGTGCGGTGGATGATGTGCAGGAGTCCGGCACGACCAGCCCCACGCAGCTGAAGCTGACGCTTTCCGGCCTCGACCTGTCGCTGTTCGCGAAGACGCTGAACGAGCGGTGCGTGGGCCGCCAGGCGGAAATTTACCTGGTGGCGATGGACGATTCCGGTGTGGCGCGGGTGGCGGACCTGATTTTCAAGGGCAAAGTCTCTTCAACCGGCGCGACCGCTGGCGAAACTAACGCCCTGCAATACACCGTCTCGAACGTATTTGAAGACTGGCAGCGGCCTTTCCCGGACCGTTACACCGACGAATCACACCAGGCGTCACAGCCCGGAGACCGCATATTCCGCTACGTGGCGCAGATGGCGGAGCGTCCTATTTACTGGGGCAGCAAAAAAGACGCGCCGGGCTTTACCTATTCGTGAGGACA